GCTGCACCTGAAGCTCTATCATCCGTCCGATGGCATTTATGGCCTCTCGCCGCTGGCCGCCGCGCGCAAGGCGCTCGACCTTCACAATGGCGCCGCGGCCTGGGCCAAGGCCCTCATCGACAATGCGGCCCGCCCTTCAGGCGCGCTGGTCTACGGGCGCGATGGCGGCTCACTGACACCGGACCAGTTTGACCGACTTAAAGCCGAGCTCGAAGCGACGCATACGGGCAGCGCGAATGCGGGCCGTCCGCTCCTGCTCGATGGGGGGCTGGACTGGAAACCGATGTCGCTGACGCCCGCCGATATGGATTTTGCCGGAACGCGCCACGCTGCGGCGCGCGAAATCGCGCTGGCCTTTGGTGTGCCGCCCATGCTGCTGGGCATTCCAGGCGACAACACCTACGCGACCTACCGGGAGGCCAACACTGCCTTCTGGCGGCTGACGGTCCTGCCGCTGGTGCAGAAGGTGGCCAGCGCGCTCTCCATCTGGCTGTCGGCACGGTTCGACGACGTCACGATATCGCCGGACCTCGATGAGGTTCCAGCCTTCGCCGCTGAACGCGAGGCGCTTTGGTCCCGCCTGGAAGCGGCAAGTTTCCTGACCGATGCGGAGAAACGCAAGCTGGCGGGGGTCGACCAATGACGGCCTTTTTCACCGCCACAAGGCCGGCTTGGCTAAAACCCGGCAAGCTCGTTCCGGTAGGCTTCCGCCGCATCCTTGCAGGCCGCCGGCGCATTCGGAAAATACTGGAACCGGCTGAACTGGTACTTTCGGTCTTCAACCATGTTGGCGTGCAGCCGGTGGTCCGGCGCAAGCCGTTCCATCTCGCGATAATCCATGACCGAGCATTGCGGATAGGCCATGGGCCAGTCACGGACCCAGATGCCACGAATGGCGCCGCGCCCATAATAGGCCTTGGCACGCTGCGCCTCGCTGATGTCGGTGCGCGCGATCAGTTCTCCAAAGGCGACTTCGCTTCCGGGCTTCGGATTGGCGTTCCACGCAGCATTGAAGAGCGCGTCGAACTGGGCATCCGTCAGCATCGGCGGCGGCGGTGGCTCGACCGGTTCTGGCGCTTCGGTGGCGCAGGCGGAAATCGTGGCAGCACAGGCTGCAAGCATGATGCGGAACTTCATTTCGTCCTCCCTCCAGACCGCAATGGACTAGCCCAGGCCGCTCGCCTTGTCACAGGAAAAGAGGGCCAGGAATGATCGAGAAGAAACTGACGGCTGGCTTCCTGCTGGCCATCGCGATCCAGACGGGCGGCGCGCTGGTCTGGGCCGGGGCGGCGGCGGAGCGGATATCCACGCTTGAGCACCGCGTCGAGCTGTCCCGGCCGGTCGCCGAGCGCCTGGCTCGCGTGGAGACGGAGCTCGGCGCCGTGAAAGACCAGCTCGACAGGATCGAGACAAGGCTGGAGCGCGCCGATGACTAGCGTGCCGGTGCTTATCGAAGGCTATGCGGCGGTGTTCGGGGCCGTGGACCTGTCTGGTGACGTGGTCCGGGCCGGCGCTTTCGCGCGCAGCCTGAAGTCCGGTCCTGTGCCGATGCTGTTGCAGCACCGGCAGGGGTCCATCGCAGGGCGTTGGACACGGATCATCGAGGATGGGCGCGGGCTTTTCGTCCGTGGGCTGATCGAGCGGCCGGGTGCGCAGGCTCTCGCCATGGCTGGTCTCGACGGCCTGTCCATCGGCTTTCGGGCCCGGCTGTGGACGCCGCGGGTCGAGGGCGGCCGTGACCTGAAGGGGGTGGATCTCGTCGAGGTCTCGCTGGTCGCCGAGCCAATGCAGCCGCTCGCCAGATTCAAGCAGATTGGAACGGCCGCGCGGGCGGCCTGAGAAAGGAGAAACATGACCAAGGAAACCAAGATGGCCGGGACGGACGTGAAGTCGCTGGCCGCCGACATGATGGCCGCTTTCGAGGCCTACAAGCAGGCCAATGATGCCCGGCTTGCGGAGATTGAATCGAAAGGGGCAGCCGATACGCTTCTTGATGAGAAGCTGAAGAAGCTCGACCGCCGACTTGACCAGCTGAGTCTGAAGGCCGCCCGTCCGGTAGACGGTGCACCGGCCAGCGAAGCAGACGGCGAACGCTCGCAGGCCTGGTCGCGATACTTGCGCACCGGGGATGAAAGCGGCCTGTCGCGGCTTGATGTGAAGGCCTTCTCGGCCGGGACAGATGACCAGGGCGGCTACACTGCGCCGCCGGAACTGGACCGGCTGATCGAGGCGCGCCTGATGCAGGCCTCGCCGATGCGCCAGATTGCGAGCGTGCGCCAGACCTCAGCCGGCGTCTATCGCAAACCCGTTAGCCTTGGTGTCGGCGCGGCCTGGGCAGGCGAGGAAGACGCACGCACGCAGTCCACAACGGCGGGTCTGAGCCTGCTCGAATTCCCGGCCGGAGAACTCTACTCCATGCCGGCGGCGACGCAGACCCTGCTTGAGGATTCCTACGCCGATATCGACGAGTGGCTGGCCGACGAGGTCGAGGCGGCCTTCTCCATCCAGGAAAGCGCGGCCTTTGTGAGCGGTGATGGCGATGGCAAGCCGAAGGGCTTTCTCGATTACACCATTGTCGCGGAAGCCTCCCATGCCTGGGGCCAGATCGGCTCGGTCGCGGGGGACTTCACTGCCGCCGATGCCGGCGACCAGATCATCGACCTGATCCAGACGCCGACGTCGCAGTTCCGGTCGAATGGCCGCTTCACGATGAACCGTCGCACGGTAGCGGCTGTCCGCAAGCTGAAGGACGCGGACGGGCGCTATCTCTGGCGGCCCGGCATGAATGGCGAGGCGCAGACCATCTTCGGCTATCCGGTGACGGAGCTGGAAGACATGCCGGATATCGGAACGGGCAATGCTGCCATTGCCTTCGGGGATTTCCGCCGCGGCTATCTCATCGCCGACCGGCAGGGCGCCCGCGTGCTTCGCGATCCTTATTCGGCCAAGCCTTACGTCCTTTTCTACACGACCAAGCGCGTGGGCGGCGGTGTCCAGAACTTCGATGCCATCAAGGTGATGGTGTTCTGAACCTGATCTCGGCCAGGGCGGGCAATGCGCTCGCCCGGCTTCTCCTTTCCAAACAAACCCAAAAGGAACAATGCCATGTTCGAATCCATCGCCGTATCGCTGCTGCGCCAGGCCGCTCTGCTGACCAAGCCGCAGCAGGAGGAGTTCACCATGCGGATCGCCGAAGCCATCGCCACGCTCGTCAGCTCGACCGGGACACAGATTGACGATGAACTCCTGCGCTCGATCGGCCTGCCGCTTGGCGGCGCCGTAATCGAGAAACTGCAGGCGCTGGTCTAGGCCACGACCCGGCGGGCGTGCGGCCCGCTGGTCCATCCCTCCAACACAATCAGGTATCGACCATGACACTGACGGTGCTCACACCGCCAGGCGAGGAGGCTTTGCCGCTCGCCGAGGCCAAAGCCTTTCTCCGCATCGGCCATGACGGCGAGGATGTGCTGGTCGCCGATCTTGCTGCCGGCGCCCGGGCGAGGCTGGAAGAAGCCGCCGGCCTGGCGCTGGTAACGCGGACGCTGCGGCGGACCTATCACGCCTGGCCGACTTCGGTGCTGCGGCGAGGGATTGCGCTGCGTCCCGGCCCGGCGGCTTCGCTGGTGGCAGTTCGCACCGTGGATGCAGGCGAGACCGCCACCGACTTTACTGGCCGGTTCCGGCTGGTCGCTGGACGTCTGTGTCTGAGACCCGGCGTAGCGCTCCCCGTACTGTCGTCGGGGCTGCGGGTGGAGATCGATTTCGTGAGCGGCTTCGGGGCGGCATCAGAGATACCCGAGGACCTCGTCCACGCCCTCAAGCTGATCCTGCTGGATGCCTATCGCCGCAATGGTGAGTTGGGCCTGCCGCAAGAGGCGAAGGCGATCATCGCTGCGCGCCGGGAGGTTCTGATATGAGCGCGGACGGCATGATATGGTCGGCAGAGGCCGCCCTGGAGCGCGCGGTCCTCGTGGCCCTTCGCGCCGATGCCGACGTGCAAGCGGTCTTCGGCAATCCCGCCCGGGTCTTCGACGATGAAACGCCGGAGCCGGCCTTTCCCTATGCCGAACTTGAGCGCCATGAGGTCGTCGAACGCGGCTCGGTGGGCTCATCCGGCCATGCCCATACGCTGAGCTTCGCCATTCACGCGCGCGATGGCGGGCGGGCGGCAGCCAAGGAGGCCTTAGGCGCCTTGCGGGCCGCTTGCGAGCGCATGGTGCTGACGCTGTCTGGCCAGCGCGCTGTCCTCATCCAGCCGGTCTATTCCGACGTCCTGCGCGCGCCGGACCTGCGCAGCTTTCGCGGGCTCCTAAGGGTCCGCATCATCACAGAGGAGGCAGCCTGATGGCCGGCCAGAGAGGACGCGATGTCCTGATCAAGATTTCCGATGGCGGTGATCCGGAGACGTTCGTCACGCTCGCCGGCATCCGTACCAGCCAGCTGGATCTCAACCAGCAGCCGGTCGATGCCACCAGTGCGGACAGCCCGCTTGGCTGGCGGGAATTGCTGGCGGGCTCCGGGTTGAAGACCATGCGGGTGCGCGGGCAGGGCCTGTTCAAGGATGCGGCCAGCGATGAACGCATGCGCAGCGTCTTCTTTGCGGGCACGATTGCGCGCTGGCAGCTCATCGTCCCCGGGCTCGGCAGCTTCACGGGTCCCTTCCTGATCGCCCAGATGAACTGGGGCGGGGCGCATGACGGCGAAGCGACCTTCTCCGTTGACCTGCAAAGTGCCGGCGAACTTGTCTTCGGAGCAGCCTCATGAATGGGGCTCGCGGCGAAGCAGCGATCGAGATCGATGGCAGGCAGCACCGCCTTTGCCTGACGCTGGGCGCGCTTGCGGAGCTGGAAACGGCATTTGGCTGCCGGTCCCTCTCAGAACTTCAGACCCGTCTTCGAAGGCTCTCTGCCAGCGAGCTTTCAACCGTGCTTGCCATCCTGTTGCGGGCGGGTGGTGAAGCTGATGCTGCCGGAAGTCTGTCCGGCGCTGCCCTCAGCCCACTGGCTGCGGCAACGGCGATTGCGGAGGCGTTCCATGCTGCCCTGGGCTGACATGTTGCGCCACGCTTTCGGTCTCGGGCTCGCGCCCGCAGACTTCTGGGCCTGCTCGGTCCGCGAATGGCGCTGGCTCTCAGGTGACCATGAGAACGGCCTTGTCCGGCAGAACCTGGACGAGCTGATCCGGCAATTTCCTGACAATGAGGAGGTCCCTTCCAATGGAACCGTATGAAGACCAGCTTCAGCGCGCGGGGGACGCCCTGCAGGCGCTGGCCGATGGCCCGGGCAAGGCGGCTGCCGAAACGCTTGAGGCTGCGTTTGGTGACGCCGGCCTTCGCATCGAGCAGGCGCTTGCCCGGGCCGCCCGCAGCGGCGAACTCGATTTCTCGAATATGGCCCGTTCGATCCTGGCTGACCTCGCCCGGATTGCCGCCGAGGCGGCGTTAGCGTCAGCCGGGATTGGGCAGGCGGGCCGCTCGATGACGGTGAACCTTTCGATGCCGGACGCTCCGCAGGCCCATGCCGTTTCGGGATCGGGAAGTGAGCTGTCAAAGATGATCGCGCAGGCGGTCGCGCGGGGAGGGCGGTTCCTGTGAGCGGTTCGGCATTTGACGATGTGCGGTTTCCCTTGCCGGTTGGTCCCGGTGCGAGTGGCGGGGCTATGTGGCGAACGGATGTCGTCATACTCGCCAGCGGCGCGGAAGTGCGCAATGCGAGATGGGCGGGTTCGAGACGGCGTTGGGATATTGCCAGCGCGGTGTGCTCGACGCGCGACCTCGCCTTGCTTGCTGCCTTCTTCGAAGCGCGCATGGGCCGGCTTCGCGGCTTCCGCTTCCGCGATCCGGCAGATCATTCGAGTGCCATGCCGGGGCAAGCGCCAGGCCACCAGGACCAGTCTATCGGTACGGGCGATGGAGCAACGGACACGTTTCAGCTGGGCAAGGCGTATGGCGGACTGGTCAAGCCCGTCACCAAGCCGGTCGAAGGTACTGTCGGCATTGCCGTTGACGGTGTCCCGCAGGTCTCCGGCTGGGCGGTGGATTGCCTGAGCGGCGCGGTCACGTTCGATACCCCACCCGGGCCCGGCGCAGCCCTGACTGCCGGCTTCGAATTCGACTGGCCGGTCCGTTTCGATACCGACCGCCTCGACATCACGCATGAGCTGATTGGCGCCGGGCGCGCCGTCAGCGTTCCGATCATCGAAATTCGCTGAGGCAAGCCATGCGACTGATTGATGAGACCTTCCGGGAGCGCCTTGCGCAATCTGTCCTGACGACGTGCTTGTGCTGGAAACTGGCAAGGGCGGATGGGCAAATCGTCTGTCTGACCGATCATGACGAATCCGTTGTCTGGGATGATGACACCTACGAGCCCGGCGCGGCCATGGAGGGCGGGCGGTTCGATCTGGCGGACGGCTTGAAACCCGGGCGGGCTTCGGGAGTGGGTGCGCTGGCGGCGGATGCGATCTCTGATGCAGACCTTGCTGCAGGCCTGTGGAATGGGGCCCGCGGCCACGTCTACCGTGTCGACTGGCAGGCCCCGGATCTCGGGGCGCTCGTCTGGACCGGCTATCTCAGCGAAGTCACC